GAACTCGACAAAAGCTATTAAAGAGGAATCACTAAAACCCGAACTTCCCCCGGCAGCCCCCGTATATGTAGCAGCAGCCTCATCTATCTTTACGCTAACGTCAGCTATCGCCTGAATGATGACATCCGAAGCCCACACCAACGTAAGATAAGCACACACGACCAGGGCGATCATAAAACTGAAAAACGCGAACATAGAGGTGGCGAACGCACGCGCAACACGCTCACCCCCTATATAAATCGCTTTAATCCATTCCCACACGACCCCCAACCATTCGACGACAGTTGAGATCATCAGATTTGTCCATCCCGTATTTCCTTACAGATAGCGAACATTCCGCCTATTGCAACTATCCACGCCATAAATGCACGAACAATATCGCGCGCACCCACCGAAGACAAATCAGCAGTCACCGTCATATCACCCAAGCCCATAGGCAAAACACCAAATGGTACCGTGTAGGTATCCCTGGTACCAATCACCGGAGATAAACTCGCAGCCCAAGACCATTTTTCTACGACCTTTCCGACGAAGGTTGATTGTGTGCCGACTAATTCCTCGTATTCTTCGATAAATAAAACACCATTTTCTGATAATTGAGGTGAATCAGCTTCCAAATCCCCGACAACAGACCCACCATACTCAGAACCGTCCACTAGGGCACCGGTATCGACCGCTGGCCCGTTGACGCCCTCGCTTATGCTTTCGAGCGCAGCCAGAGCGACAGGGTCAATCGGAGAGCTTTGTACGGTTTGAGACTCATCACGAAGCGAGTCGATAGCGTTTACGATTTGTTGACCCGTTGTGTCAATTTCATCGCGATTTGCGGTAAATTCATCCGACAGACGCTGATCGATTGTTTCTTTATTTGAACGTATCTCATCGCGTATTTCCTGCAAATATCTTTCAGTGGGTCCGAAATCCGCATTTAAAGTCACATCGGAAGCAGGAAAATCAATGTCCAGGATAGGAGCCGAAGGATCAAATACCGGTGGCAACGGTGGTGTAGGCGGTATGATCGGAGGAGCCGGTAACACGATCGGTTGCCCTAGTGGAGGAGCCGGATTAAAAGGCGTGAAATTATAATAATCGCAGGTCGGGCATTCCTCAGTCCCAGGCACATACTGATAAGTACCGTCTGGCCAGCTCTCGTCTTCGTAATGCGTAGTTTCTTCGCCGTTGAGAGTATTCCTCACCGTAAAACTACGAACCGGCCCTTTTTCCACAATATATTGCCAGGAATACAACGGATGATCGTAAGTGCCGCACACTTCTCCAGGTACGCTTTCCTGCATGACGGCATACAGAGTGCCCCCAATCTGTATATTGACTTCGAATACCGCCGGATCGACAGTAGCCGCACGCTTGATATCTGCGAAAGACTCCCAAACCGGATAGCCTTGCTGATTCACCCCATCATAAAGCGCATACGCTTGTTGACCCGCATGGGGTCCGACAATACCCCGCAAGATATACCGATCAGCATAGGGATCGACATTAGGAACGCATTGCGCCTGGACTTCTAAGCCGGCGCCGGCGAGAGAGAACGCCAGGGCAAGAGCGAACAACCCGCCGCCCTTGTGAGACATAAAGAACAGCACACCCGACGAGAAAGCAGCAATAGCCAACAGATACCACCCTTGATCCTCAGTCACGACATCCCACGCTTTCCACAACGTAAAGCAAACATTACGGCCCATACAGCCAGACCAATACCGACAAGAGTCTGTAGCACTTCGGATGGGCTAAAGAGCGCAACTTGCACTTGCGCCAGGAACTCCGCCAAATGGGGTTGAACGATGACGCCAAACATCAACCGGCCCCCCTCTTTGCCACCTTGAACGCATAGACCAAACCCCAGCACACAAGCCCTATCCCCACGCCCGTCAACATCATCGAAACACCATCATGCCCCGCTTTATTCAGATAATGATTCACCGCCCACATAGCACCGTTACCAGCCGGTTGACCAAGCGGAGCCGTAGGAATAGCCCAAACGGGACAACCGGACAGAATCAAAAACCCTAATATATATATACTTTTCATAACTCCAAAATGTGCGATGAATGGAGTCTATGCTAGCTACGAGCGCCTTGCTTACCTTTACGCACACCGTAAATCACGGCAAAGATAACCAGACCGATACCAACACCAGTCAGCAAAAGCTGGACAGCATCCGTACCAACCGCGATCAGAGCAGTATTCACGAGCGTAGCATTGGGGTCTGTAGGAGCACCGACCAGGGCCTGAGCCGAAGCAGTACCCGCCGAGCCAACCAGAAGCAACGCAGCAGTAAAGACAAAGCAAATTTTAGAATAAATTTTCTTCATATATATAGAAACCTTTCCCGCACATCCCGACGAGCACAACGCCCGCCATTGTTACGAAATTACAACAACGCGAACACCGACCCATTCACCGCAAAAATCATTCAGACCTCTCAAAACCACCTTGTGCAGCCTGACGCGCATGGTACACAGCACGAAGAATCACCCAAGAAAGCAAAGACGCACCCCAGCCCCAGATAAAGAGCTCGATCAGATCCTGTACGTCTTGCGCCATGATTACGCCGCAACCATACAACCATGCAGACCGGCAGACGCATAGGCAACGTCGCGTCCATACGCTATATCATGCCAATCAGCTTTCCACGCAGCCAGGAGCAGTACCCGAACTTCATTACGATCAGACACCACAGAAGGAAATGAAGATGCTTTTAGACGCCTATACCAGACCGAAAGACCGCACATATTCTGAATCATCTTGACCGCCACACCCTTAAACCCCCCAAACGTAGCCCATAACCTTGTGCCTTTAAGCGCAACGCAACGGCCCTGTTTCTGCAGGTACTTAGCGACATAGTGCCTCCGCGAATAATCAAGCTTGCAAACGTGCAGCCGCCCCCCATAGCACTCAGACCAGATTTTGCGAACCGCTTGAACCGGATAGAAACGTGACGCGACGACGTGAATATGCAAGCCGTGGCCGCCTGGATGAAGTTCGAACACGCGAACACCGGCAAACCCAATACTTCGACTAAGTTCCTGACGCGCTCTTTTCCAGACAGCCTTTGCCACTCGTAATTCCAAAACGTCCGAAAACGTGAATGTCCACAAGAACAATTCATTGCCTAACCTGTCAATTGACATCTCTAAAGCGGCTCCAGATCGTGTCATTTCAGCCTTTTCGCTTTTGTTCAGTACTAGACAAGGTTAGTTGCGCCAGGGCGCGCTAACGCGCGCCCTGGCCCTACCGTTGCCGACTACTTTCCAGAATCACCCAGTTTGATTTTTTCTGCGCTGGTGCCTATTTCGAGGCCACCGTTGCGGTAGTTTAGGCGTTCAGGAATCACGATAATTTTCTGCCCACGTTCAAAGCCGGTTTCGGACAACCGTTCAAACGCCAACTTTACTACCGCCAAGGCCTCCGCTTTAGGTTGCCACACCGCAACCTTGACTTGTGACATATCCGGCCCGACGGACTCGCAAGCGATTTCAACAATATCAGTCAAGACCTTTGCTCCGTCAGGGTTAGACCGATCAACCATTCCCACCTGACGTGTAGCTTGCCCACGATACTCAAGCATCATGAGTGGATCACCGTCGGCCAGGAGCGCCTTCATTTTCTTTTCGTCCATTTTCTCGTACCTCAGTTCCAGCCGGTCTACGTGTCATTACGTATATTATGCGACATGGATTATTCGAGCTTTATAGGCACCACGCCAAACAAGGTCAAACAAAAAAACAAATAAAAAGACCCCGCCGCAACGCTAATAACGTTCGACGGGGCCTTTCGTGGCCGAGGTACCGGCTGAGAATGGACAAAACGGGAAGGACAACCCTACATCCTCAGCTCCCTTTGACCGTTGGCGTCGACGGCATAAATCGTCGCACCATCTTGAAAAATCACACGATCATCGGATATGGACGCAACAATGCCTAGTGGACCCATGTCACCGACACGATACATACCGCCACTGACGACAGCATAGACGACACCACCACCCTTGACAATACCGGTCAACCTTACCGTTTCAACCACCGGCTCGACAACCTCGACAGCCACCGCACCGACAGCACCAGGGACAACCCCCGACGCAATGCCCTCAGAATTTGCCACATCATCAGCCCCCTTTTCATCGTCACCCCTACCACGCCACATTACCACACACAACAAGCACACCAATAGCGAGTTGAAGACTGCGTTTACTTTCCAGTTCCGTCCCATTTCTTCCTCCACTTCCTGATTTCCCACTAAGTGGCTAATATCCTCAGCAGATAAGCCACTCGCAAGAAACTCCTGATTTGTATCATATGCACCGTAAATCGCTTTATTCGGCATCCAGCGCCGAGTATTGATATAGCACGAAACCCCGTTAATTCTACCGGTACGGATAATCCGCACAATGTGGACAGGACACAAGGAGAAGCCGATCATCGGGACCCGCAGTTTCCGGTAGTCGTAATGATGCTCGATCAGATCGACCCGATCGCGAAGCCTCTTTTGCATATGCGCGAAGGTCTGAATAATGAGTATGAATTCTAGATTCAGCTTCCGACTATTACGGAAAACCGAGTCTACGCGATCCTTGACCGGCCCTTTCTGACTATCGAACCATTCAAGGATTTCATCGAATACCACAAGCACCGGAAACTCGCCGGTTCCCCTAGGAACTTTCTCATAAAATTCTTCCATATCGGACAGAGGAATGAACCGATATAATTCTTCCTTGTACCGTCGCCCATGTTCCGACATAGCATAGTCTTGCGCCCCTGGTAGCAGTTGGACGTTAGACACGACGACACGACCTTGAACAAGAGCCTCGACAATACGCTCGACAACATGAATTGTTTTTCCGGAGCCTCGCGTCCCACAAAAGGCCTGTATGCCGGCATTGAGTCTCATATCACGGCACCAGATGCGACCCAACATTGACCCACGTCTTGACCGCACGATAGACAGTCATTCCCAGCCGTACCGATATTTGCAAAAACCAAAAGGCTAAAATCACCGAAACGGGAATAAACGAATTTATGAACTCGACAA